CTTTTGCATATCGGCCTTTAGTAAATCAACCATTTTGCCTAGTTCGGTGGCTATAATTGATTTTACAACCTTTTCGCCAAGTTCTTTTTTTATCCGTATAAACGACGGTTCGACGCTATCCCACATTTTTGCCATGGTTGTGGCTCGGGCTGTTAATTCACTTACGTTATTAACCGTTAATATCGGCAAGTACTTCGCTAATGAGATTTTCTTTTTTTGCATTTTTACCTATTTTTAACTTATTAAACTGGCTATCAATTATTGAAAGTGTGAGGCGGTCGGCTATCCATTCATCGGCCATTGCGCGGTTAAGTATATGCCGAAAGCCATCGAGTATTTGGGTATCGGTGGGCGCCGGGTTTTTCTTTGCTTTATATGCGTGCTTTATTTTTTTTATTATGCTTTTAATTTTGGCCCCATCGCGGCCCTCAAAATAATATGCGGTATTTGTAAATTCTTTAAATTCATCTAAAAATATTTTTCTAATTTGATTGTATACCGTGCTTGCCTCGGTAACTTGTTTATTGGTTTGTTGGTTTATTGGTTTATTGTTTACTGGTTTATTTATACTGTCCTTGCTTTGCCCGGTGCTTTTACCTTGCTTTACCCCATGCTTTGCCCCATGCATTATAATTGCTTTATCCAATGCTTTGCCCACTGCTTTGCCGTTTTTTGGCATAGCACTTACAAGGCTAATTATATTTGCCGAGTATTGATTTTTCGATTTTTGTATAAGATCAAAAAACCCCCATTCAATTAACTCGTTAAAATGCTTTATATAAGTTTGGTATTTTTTTACGCCGATGGCGTCCATGGTCATTTGTGAAGGAAAACCGTATTTTGTTTTCCAGCCCAGGCGGTTGCAATGTTCAATTGCAAAGCAATAAATGGCCGTATGTAATGGCTTTATAAGTTCGGGGTTTTCAAAACAAAAATCGAACCAGTTGCGCGTTAAATCGTAGCCGTTTAGTGTGGGGGTTGCCATTTTATCTAATCTTAATAAATTGAAATTCGTTTTTTAACTGGGGTTACCTGGGGCGCGTGAGGGTACCGTACTTGGCCATATATTTTAGTTTGTATATCGTACATCATTTTTTTATATAGCTTATTATTAAGATCGTCGTTTACAGTTTTAACGCTATGCCGTATTGAGGCCCTATCGAAATTATATGCTCGCGCTATTATACTCCAGCCCACCACGTGGTATTTTTCCATGTATTCGTGGTGGTCCAACCAAATAGCTATTTGGCGAGGCATTAATATTTCACGTACGCGCGTTTTTTTTAATATAGATCCAGGGGGTAATTTAAAATAATTTTCAAGTGAGGTTATATTTACCGTAGCGGGTATGGCAAAAGGCGCGAGGATCATAATTTTATGGGTTTGTTTCGATACCGGTTATTTTATTGCATTTTTCGCATTTCCATATTATACCGGTACTGCGTACGGTTTTAAATGGTTTTGGTATTGGGTTGTGTAAACAACTAGCCCGTTTAATTAGCCGCTCAATTTGGGCCACATGCTTAATTATTGCCGTGGCTGGTATATTATACTTGCGGGCATCACTTAATAACCTTTTTGTATGTGTAAGGTGGGTTAATAATATACTCATACCAAACTATATTGGGCAACGCGTTTGCCGCTGGTGGTTTTAATCATTTCGGTTTTAATGGCTACGCCGGAGCTCCTTAAATCAGAAATACGGCCCTTATAATTAAGACAATTAAACCGGGTTAATATTTGCATACCGGTAAGGCTATCGCCACGCTCGAGGGCGCTTTTAATTCGATCGCATTGCGATGGTTTTTTTGTGGTTGTTTCCATTTTCTTTTAACTTTTTAAGTGCTTTTTTAAACTCAATTGCCCGGGCACGCATGCGCTTTTGGAGGGCGGTATGTTCCTTTAATATATCGATGGGCCGGCTACTAAATAGCGTGGGCATGGGCGGCGGTTTCGGTGCGGTTTGAATCGTTTTTAATACTTGCCTCAATTAAAAACAAAATCATTTGTGTGTTTGGCTCCTTAATTAACCCACCTTTTGGGTGGCTCCTTTTATCGTTAATAAGGTTTTGGCGTATCCGGCCCAGGGGGGCGCTCATGGCATCAATTGGCACCTGGTCGAATTTATCGAGTATTTGATTAATAGTTAATAACTCCGGCGGTGGCACGGTAACGGGCACCTTTTTTTTAGTTTCCATTTTTACTAATTTTTTGGTTTATATAAATTTCTAAATCGGCCTCGCGCATTTTCCAGTGGCCATCTTTAAACATGCCAGCGGATACAAGGCCCTCTAATTTATTTTGAAACGATTGGTAACTCAAATTAAGGCGCTCACGTATTTGCATACTGTTAAGCACGCGGCTACTGGTATCGGCCTTGGTTGTAATAAGGCTCATAAGGGTGTCTATTTTAGAGTTAAGACTATCGGCCAGCTCGATAAAATCGGTTTTTGTTGCTACTTCCATATTATGGGGTTATTGGTATTTGTTCGCGTTTGGTGTAAAGGTATATTTCGGCCTTTGGGCCATATTTCTTTTTAAGCTCGGCAATTATTTCGGCCTCGGTTACATCCTTTTGGGTGTAATCAACTTCGCGGTTTATATCCACTTGTATATCGAGCATTACTCGAGCTTTGAAAAATTTAATTTTCATATTGTGAGTGTATTATTTCGTTTTGCCCTGGCGCGGCGTGCCACCTTTGCCGTTTTAATCGAACGGGTACGGATCATGGGGCTATTAATTAACTCGCCAATAACAATTAATAATAAAAACACACATACGGCCATTATACGGGCCAGTGTGGGGCGTATGCCAAAGCTTTGGGTGGTATGGGTTTCAAAATACCAGCGTGCCACATCGGCCAGGTTACGCGAGTTTGTTTTTATATTAATATTACCGTGGTGGGTTCGTACGGTGTGAGTTGATATATTAAGCTGGTGCGCTACTTCTTTATCAGAAAAGCCCCAAGCTAAATAATATATTATTTCGAGCTCGCGAGGGCTTAATGCATTTTGGTGCATTTGTGGTATTGCGTTGGCTTGCATTTATGTATATATTTGTACTAAATAAATATTAACAAGCGGCAAATATAAACTATAAACACACATTTGTCAAGTAAAAATGTATATTAAATGCATATTAATTTATAAAGTGCTGAATTATAACGAAATAAAAAGGGTGGCAAAAGGCAAGGGCATAAGCCTTGTCGATTTGGCCGAGCAAATTGGTTACTCGTATAATGGTTTTTTAAAGGCCATGAAACAAAACCGGCTAAAACACACGGCCAGGGTTAAATTAAACGAGTTGCTCGATATACCCCTGGCCGAACCCAGTAATATATTAAGTGAGGGTACTGGCGAGTACTCAAAAATTACCGTGGCCGACGAATTAAGGCACATTAATAGCTTATTGCTGGAGCAAATAAGGGTAAAAGATCGCCAAATTGAAATGTTAACCGACTTATTAAAGACCGAAAAAAACAAAAGGAGTAATAATATACATAAAACCGGCTAGTTGTTAAAAATTTGTTATTTTTGACACAAACCGATACATTAATTTTATATATAAATTATAAAACTTTTAAGATGTATACGGTTTTTTATCAGAAACAAATTAAATTTTTAACGGATCAACTTAAAATAAAAGATAAACAATATAATACTTTATTAAGTTGTATGAGTAATCAGGCCCACGGTTGCAACCTCTCAATAAGTTATCGCAAAATGTGTAATAAATGCGAAATGTGTAAATGTTCAAATAATTTAAACCAATGCAAAAGCGCGTAATATTATTTAATTTATTACTGTTTACTTTTATCTATTGTGGTGCCCAGGTTGCTAACCAGCCATTTAAAAAGTGTAATACCATTAAAGTTATTGGTGGCGATTTACCCGAGCTTAAAACATTTTTAGTTAATAAGGGCATATTATCAGTGGATGCGCCACCCGAAATATTACGCACCACCCAGTTTAAAATTTATAAATCGTATAATAATTATACTGGTAACCTGGAGGCATGGCAAAAAGATAACGAGCTCATGGTTTCGGGTAATGCTTTTTTTATGGCCGGATCTGAAAAAATGGCAAAACGTGGCGCCGGCCACATGGCCACCAAAGCATTTAATAAAGTTAACGAGCTTTGTATTGAGTATGCCAAAAAATACGGGTACACTTTACAGTATTTAAAATTATAGCTCCTCGCTAAGATCGATATAAATTTGCGCCGTTTCAAATTTACTAATACCCATTGCTTTCATTACGTCGAAAATCGAGCCCGTTTGTTTTGCATACAATGTGCCGAAAGTGTGGCGCCCTACATGTGTGGTTATTTTTTTACGGACCCCTAATTTATCCTTTATTATGAGTAATGCGCCGTTCAATTCAGAATTGCCAACATATCGGCCAAAAAGATATTTAGGGGGTGGGGTAACTTCAATATATTTTTTAATTAGCCGCTGGGGCTTACCATCAAACATATCCCAAAGCCTTAAAAATAGCCGCCGGTTTACTTTATACATCCTGGTTAATATAAGTGTTAAACCCTCGGGGCGTTGCTCAAAATCGGCGGCATTTAACCGGTGTACATCCGAGTACCTTAACCCGGTGTAACACTGAAATAAAAACATATCGCGTATAATTTCGATGCTTGGCACGCCCGATAAATCGGCCTCCTCAATTTGCGCGAGCTCGGTGTAATTAAGGTATATATGTTTTTGCGGATCTTTAACCACTTTAAATTTACGATACGGGTATTTTGAAACATCCAAATAATCGTAATTAATAGCCAGGTTAATATATTTTTTAACATCCTTATGTACCCGCCAAATGGTGCCAGTGGCATACCCCTCGCCCCGCAAATAAGTATCAAATGTATTAATAAGCTGGTAATTAATATCGCTAAATTTAACCGTGCCGGCATGCGCTTTTAATAATTCCAGTGCTCGGCGTTGTGGGCGTTTACTAGCCGGCTGGAGGCTCATATCCTTTGTTAATGTATTATGCCAAAAAGCGGTAAACGTAAGCTCATTACCTTTGGCGGCAATATGCTGGCCTAATTTATCCATTGTAAAAGGCTTACCGGTGTTTAATTGCTTAAGTTCGTAGGTTTCAATATCGTTAATACTGGTTTTTAAATTGAGGTTATAAGCTATATATTTATCATTTTTAGAGTTCACTAATTGCCGCGATGTATCCCACTCGCTTGGATGCACCCATATTTTGGTACTAATATATTTTTTTTGTTTCGGGTTATGGTATACATATATCTCAATTAACCCCTTACCAGTTGCTTTAGCTTTCTTTTTACGATCGTATACCAGGCGATATCGCGCTTTTTTTTCTACCAATTTATTCTACCTTTTGAGTTAATTTTGCGAAGGTAGGAAATAAGTAGCAAAATATATGTATTTTTATGTATATTATTATATAGTTGGGCACGGTGGTTATATTAACAATATACCCAAAAGGTGGTATTTATTAGGGCGTACAACTACAAAACCATAAAAAAAGCCCCAAAAACTTGGGGCTTTAAGTGATCCCGGCAGGACAAAAAACCCACCTAAGTATCAACACTATATGTATAATGGTAGAAAATAAGTAGCATTTAACCCACCTTACACATTACGCTCCAGGTGGGGGCTATCGTAAAAATTTGTAAAATTGCCACCCCATCGGTTTGCCGTATCTAACCCCTCCCAGTATGCACCGAGCTCGGTAATTTTTGGGTGCTTATATGTGAGTTTACCATCGATAAAATAATTAAAATCGACGGCCAGGCGGCGAGGGTGGTTACCTTTTTTGGTTTTGGTTCGTTTTTTATCCGGTGCCAATTGTAAACCCGTTGGGGTTTCAACCACAACCGCACCAAAATAATATAAAAGTTGTTGGCTTTCGGTGCGGTGGGCCTCGCCAAAAGTTAAATTAATACCCATGGAGTTGGCCTTTAAAATAAAAAGCGCAATATGCTGGGTAAAAATTTGTTGCTGTACTGAAAGGCGCATTTATTTTTTAGATAAAAAGCCTTGTATTATATTGCTTATGGCTGTAATAACTAATTTGTACGCCTCGAGTTCCTCCTCGGTACCATCGATTAGTGGCGTATTAATTAGCTCGGCCATAACGGTGGCCACCTGGTTTTCAACCGCGGGCCAATCTTCGGCCACTATG